CACGGAACAATTCCTACTTATGAGCAGTGTGCCCATCAAGTTATTAATCTTTTTGGAGATGATAATTTATCTGGGTTATACACTGATTTTATTCTCCCTGATCTTGATAAACATATTAAGGATATATATACAGAATTTGGACTTTTAGTAAAGGATTCTGCATTTAAATGTCAGATCAGAGATCCTGGGGACCCTATAGACGATTTTGAGTTTTTAGGATCAACCGTATCATGGAGCGAAAAGCATTGTGCTTATGTTCCTGTCCCCAGAGTACCTAAAGTGATGTCAACTATACTATATTCTGAAGGAAAAATGGATGTTGAAACGTATGCCCAGCGGATACATGGGCTTCTTCAACTGTCGTATGGCAATGAAGAACTAGCATCAATATTATTAGATATAGTAGAAGTGTTATTAGACACACAATACATTAGGCAATTAGAGCTTCCTACCATCCGAGTGCTTTCGGATGATTATATCAATTATCGTAAATTGTCAAACTTACAGTTTGGCATGGAGTGAAACCTTTTCCAATAAAGGGGGGGGGTTTTATTGAAATTTTTCCCTCCCCCTTGCTGGAGGTGGTGGCGTGAAATAGTTTCACAAATACGAGTAATGAATAAAAATGGAAAGAAAATGCCTAAGAATAGGTTTCAGAAGCGACCCGCTGTTAAGAGAATCGAAAAGAAGGTCGACAACGAAGTTAAGGCTGTTGCAAAAGAAGTTAAAGCTGCTACGGGAGCTAGAGGGGGCCGTGGACGCAAGCGAGCACAAATGGCGCCTTTGGCGTTTGCAAAAGGTGAAAGAAGCTTTGCAAATCCACGGATTACCCGAACAAATGATAACACACAGGTCATATCTCATAGAGAATATCTTGGACCAGTTAGCGGATCGGTCGGTTTTGAGTTAACCCCATGGAGGGTTAATCCCGGTTTGCCGGATCCTTGTAGGAAAATATCAAACACAGCAAAAATGTTTGATGATTATACCTGCCAAGAAATAAAGATGCACTTTGTTACAAGGTGTCCTGCGACATCAGCAGGCAGTGTTATGATGGCCTTTCTTCCAAATCCTGACGAGAGTGTACCAACAACTCAAGTCGATATGGCACAGTTAGCTAGTTATACAAACGAGGTAATTTGGAAAGAAACTACTAACTTGCATGTGTCTCCTGTGAATCTTAGTAAACAGAAGACACTTAAGGTCAGATCAAATGACCAGACTCCGGCGGACAATTCATACATACTATATGATGTAGGATGGATTATGATCGCTGTGAGTTCAACCACTGATCAAAGTGGTGCACGAATTGATAAAGTTGGTGATTTATATGTCGATTTTAAATTTGTGCTTAAAACACCGAACACCGATAATTTGGATGAGTATGGTACTGAAATATTTTGGACCTCTTTTGCGCCTACTGAGCGCGATCATCCTCTTGGAGTAGATTATATGTACAAATATAAGTCTGCTGGAGTGTTTGATGTTAATCCTATTGCCGCAAATGTCTCAGGAGGAGTGACAACGATATTGGTTTATCCACTATCGGCTGTTCCTCCGGATAATCCTGCCCTTTTGAATGGTTTCATTTTTAAAGTGGCAGATCCAACAGACATTAATGTGCTGGCATATGTGGAAGGTGATGAAATGACTGGAGTTAATGCATACTTCGATGGAGTCGCCGTTCCAAACGACCAGATGTATAGAGTCCTCGATTCATCTGGCGCACATCAACTCGGATATTATGAATATAAACGTTTAGCAATTAGTGCTAACGGAGCAGGAGGATTAACTGCTTCATCACCTGTAACCATTGATCCAAAGTGGTACGGGTGGCATTTAGTGCATTGGACCATATCTGGCCCAGATGCAGTGAATGTGATAAATTTCAATGTAAAGTTGTATGCTTCTAAGTCGCCGTTCTATCCTGATCTTCTTCCCTCAATTGTTGAGGAAGATATTGGGAAAAAGATTATGAGTTTGTTGACACCCAAGCAAAGGTTGATTGCAGGTGATCTAATAAAAGCACAAGCTGCGCAGTATAAGCGCGAAAATGAAAAAGTTTCTCAACTACTCACGAAACGTGATAGTTTGAAGGACATTCTCAAAAATCCACCGAGAGTTATCTCGGATGTAAAGAACAGTGTGGCATCAGCTTTGATATCCGCGTCCGGTCGTAAAACCTCCGACCGAGTGCCGTTAGGTAGTGATTTCTTTTATAACCACGACGGCTATCCTACATTGGCTCATATAGTCCAATGTAAAGAGTGCCAAGACACTTTAAAACTTGGCGCCTCAAAAACAGAAGACAAAGATCTCATGGAGACTTTGCAAGATGTTATGAGGATTGCTGAAACCGTCGGCACGTTGTTTGCTTGACGAGAGGTAGTTTAATATTTCTACCTTTATTTTAAAAAAAAAAAAAAAAAAAAAACGCGA